TCAGAGCAGGGATTGCTGAGCGTCCTGGTGGGCCTTGCTGGCGCCTGCTGCGCTGAGGATGCGGCCGACGTGGCCCTCGGTCAGGCCGTACTTGAGGGCGATCTGGCGCACTGAGAGCTGCTGGTAGTCGGCCACGATCTGGGCGTTGCGCACGGCCAGCAATGCGGCCTTGGCGTTGGGCAGCTGGAAATGTGACTGGCCACCGTACTCCTGGGCCAGGGCCTGCAGGTTGGGCAGGCCGATGATTTGGGCGATGGGGTGATCCTCGCCGCAGCGCTCGGCGCTGGGCACGTAAATGCGCACGCCGCCCAGGCGCTGCACCAGGGCCATGGTCGGCTGCACTCCAATACGCGCGACGAAGTCCTGCAGCAGCGGCGGCAGCAGGTCCACAGGCACGCTGGTTGCTTGGGCGGCGGGCATGGTTTAAACACCCCCCTTGCTTTGGCTGGCGAGCTTGGCCTCGGCGCGCTTGAGCCAGGCCTTGAGCCCCTCGATGGCGTTGCTGGCCAGGGCGTTGGGCAGGAATTTGGGGTGCGAGACCTGCACGCCCGTGGTGTGGGCCAGCCAGGCCAGCAGCGCCTGGTCGCTGGGGTCGCGCAGCGCGCCGATCTTGGCCAGTTTGCCCCACAGCCAGCGGATTTTGGCGGCCTGGTCGAATGGGCGGTCGGTCTTGGGTTTGTGCTGCCAGCCGCAGGCCGCCATGTGGCGCAGCATGGCGGCGCGCTCGGCGCGGGTCAGGTCTTTGGCGCTGTCTTTGCCGGTCTGCTGGCGCAGGTGGTAGCGGTAGTCGTCGTCAGACCAATGCAGCGCCGCCTTGCCTTGATGGATCCAGCCGAGTTCTCGGCGTCGGTCGGCCGCCAACCGCTCGGCGTTGGAGTGGACGATCTTCATGTCGCGCCTCCTTTGCTGAGGATTTCCCAGCGGGTGGCGTGCTCTGGCAGATCCAGATCGAATATGCGCTGCACGCCAGCAAAATCCTTGTGCAGCAGCTTTTTGCCCAGCCTGGCCGCTGCCATGCAGGCGCTGATGGTCGAGCGCGCGCGCTGACCGCCCACGCTGTTGGTGACGTAGTTGCGGCCCTTGCATTGAACGATGGTGGTCACGCCCATATCACCCCCTCCCGATCAGCGCCTGCTCGCGCTGGCCTACGCCGTGGTGGAGCTGCGCTCCCTGGCCCTGGCGGTATCCCTCCTGCGCATGCCCGCTGACGTTCTTGCCCTTGCGGGAATCGCGCGGCTTGATAGTGGTCATATTTGGGTGGCGCTCCGCCATGTATTCCAGCAACAGCTCTTCGTTTCGTTGCGGTTGGGCATGGTGCTGAACCACAGCTGCAGCCGCCATCACCCAGCCGATGGCGAAATCATCACCGCGGGCGGTTTTGGTGCTGGGCTTGCAGCGTTTGGGCTGCAATTTGATGTGCGCCGCGCGTGCCCGGTAGCACTGGCGGCCCAGCACATCGAACGCATAACCGGCCAGAGTGGGTGCAGCATCCAGCCCGACGAACACGTATTGCCAGGTGGTTCTGGTCTCGAATGCTGTTGTGTATTCGCGTCGGCGGATGAGGTAATACTCGCAGCCGAATGCCCCGGCGACGCAGTTGGCCAGGAATCCTTCCCACAACGTCTGACCGCTGCTCTGGGCGTTGATTTTTTCCTCATGCACATCTGCCACCTCCAGGGCGCGCTCGGAGAGGTTAAACATCTCCATCAGCTTTTGTGCCTGGCGCAGCGCAGCGGCGGCCTCGTGCGGCTCGGCGCTGCGGCGCAATGCCATGCACTTTTTGATTTTGATCAGTGCTTCGTCGCGGGTCATTTCCTGCCCTCCAGCTTCAGCGCCTCGAGCCCGATGGTTTGCTGCACATGGCGGCGTCTTGTATCAGCGGCATCAGCGGCATCAGCGGCATCAGCGGCATCGTGGGGCATCACGATGTCCTCAGGGCTGACCATACTTATCTCCAGGTGAAACTTTTTCGCCAAGCGCCACCTGATTGTCAGGCTGGGGCGATTTAGCTCTACACCTATGCCTCCCATCAGTATTTCCATGGCTTTGATGGCCTTTGACGCCGGCAGGAGGATCGATTGACAGCCAATTTCTAGGATGGCCATGCTTTCTTGGCTGGGGTTCTTGCGTGTTGCCATGTCACACCTCCGCACTGGCCTCGAACGGCTCGACGATGAAATCCTCCACGCCGGTGATGATCTTGATCCCGGCGATGCCGCGCACGCTGTCGCGCTCGTTGAGGATGGCGTCTTTGTTGATCTCCTCCTTGGTGCGCACGAACCGCTCCAGGCCCATGCGCAGCAGGGTGTCGATGACGGACTCTTGCCCGGTGACGCGCACGCTGGGCGGGCGTTGCCGCCAGCTGACGGTGCCGGTGACGAAATTGGCCGTCTTGCCCAGCTTGTCGTTCTCCCCGCACAGCTCGACGCGGTGGGCCTCGCACCAGGATTGGATGCCCTCGCGCAGCGTGTCGATGCGCTGCTGCAGGCCCTCCAGCTCGGGCTGGAAGCGCTGCGTGATTTCGGCGATGAGATCGTTCATCTCAGTCACCAGCCTCGCTTGCTCGCGGGTCAGGTCGCCCACGTTGCGGATGTACTCGGCGCAGTCGCTCTTCGATTGCGGCACGGCCACCTGGGCCGGTTTTTTCATTCGGGTTGCCATGGTCATTGCTCCTTCTCTTGCTGGCTATCGGCGTTGCCGCCGTCGGTTTCGGGGTGTTCTTGTTGCTGCAGGGTTTTCAGCAGGCGCTCGCGCCGGGCCTTGGTGCGGGCGATTTGTTCGCGGGCCTCGCGCACGAATCGGCTGGTGATGGGTTGAGGTTCCTCGGTGATCGGGTGTGTTGCTGGGGCGGGCGCGGCGCGCTGCGGGTTGGCCACGGCATCGAGCAGCACATCGGCCAGGCTGCGCGCGCCCTGGTCGGGGCCGCTGCGGCCGCTGCTGCGGCGGGCCTGCTCGATGGCGCTCTCGCGCGCGGCCTCGTGGCCGTTGGCGATGTTGGCGAGCACGCCCCAGAGGTAGTGGCTGTTTTTGAGCGGCAGGCGCAACTTGCCGTCTTCCGCGTCCCTAAACACCACGTCCAGGGCGGCGCGCCAGTCGTCCACACGCACCTGCCACTCGCGGCCCCGGTAGTGGATGCGGTGGCTTTTGAGCGCCTCCACGATCTCGCCCAGCACCTGACGGGTGCGGCTCCAGCTCAGGCGGTTCTTGGGCGGGGCGTGCAGGCGCAGATAGCGGATCAGCTGCGCGCCCAGCGTGGGCTGTTGCTGCAGCACCAGGTACTCGACCAGTCGGCGCGCATCGCTGTCCTCCACGGCCTGGTGCAGCACGTTGTCCAGGCTGTTCTTGGCGCGGCAGCTTGGGCAGACGTAGATCAGCATGGCCCCTCCCCCGGCTCCAGCGTGTAGCCCGGCAGCGGCGTGCAGCGCCGGGTGACTCCGTACACCGGCAGGCCGGCCTGCTCGATGCTGATGCGGCGCTCGATGCTGCCGATGTGCAGCAGCCGCCGCAGCCCGGCCTCGAACTGGCGCAGATCCTCAAACAGCGGATACCAGTGCGTTTGCAGCTCCTGGGCCGACCACCAGCCGCCGGCATCGCGCAGGTGCCGCCAGACATGGGCCAGCTCCACCGTCAGGCCCTCGCGGTTGAGCTGGCCACGGATGCGCTTGCCAGCTGTCATGGGTTGGATTGGGCTCATAGCTCGGGCTCCTCATCTACAGTCAGTTCGGCAGCCAGGCCATCCACCTGCCTGGCCAGGTCATTCAGTTGGCTACGGTTGAATTCGTCCCTGTTGGCCCAGGCCTCGGCCATCATGTGCAGGGCGTCCCGAAACTTGTGCAGGGTGCGGCGCTGGTAGCCAGCGAGTTGTTTGTTGGTCAGGCTCATGTCTGCCTCCTCACGATGGATTGCCACAAGGCGCGGCAGGCGCGCCGCAGACGCGCCCGCCAGGTGGGGCGCTCGTAGGCCACCAGCACGCCAGGGGCCAGCAGCAGGGTGGGTTTGCGCTTGCTCATGCGATCCTCCTGGGGGTGATGTGCAGCACGCAGGCGGCGCTGTCGTCGAGCATGTCCAACAGCCGCGCCACGGCCTGGGCCTGGTCTTTGCCCAGCAGCTTGTAGGCAGAGGTGCTGACCCGGCCGCCACGCTCCACGCGCTGCACGACGATGTCCCAGGCGCGCAGCGGCGGCGGGCGCAGGCAGGCGGCGTTGGCCGCTGGTTGGTTAATCGTTGGGGTTGGGGCTTGGGTTTGCATTGGGGGTCTCCTGGTGGATGGGTGTGGCGATCGGGCCTGTGTGGGGCGCTGGGGCATTGGCCTGGCTCAGCGCTTGGGCCATTTGTCGGTGCGGGCATTGCCGGCAGGCTTGCCAGTGCTGCATTTCGCGCGGGCTGCTGGTGGGGGCTGGGCGCAGGGCCCAGCGGCGGCATTGGGCGGCGGTGATGACGACCTCGCCCTCGGCGCTCTCGCTGCTCAGGTGAGGGCAGGCAAAGCGATCGAACACGTGCACCACCTTGGCGGCGATGCGCGCCGTGCTGGCGCGGCCGTTGCCGTAGCGGCCCGTGCCGTTGACCACCTGGCTGATGGCCCCCTTGCTCAGGCCCAGGGCGCGCGCCACGCTGGCCATGCGCCGGCCAGCACAGGCCTGCAGCAGCACGGCAAACCAGGGCTCTGCCATGTAGGGCAGCTGATTGCGGGGCGTTGGCGTCATGGCTGGCCCTCCAACCCGGCCGGCTGGGCAGGCTTGACGAATTGCTTGGGCACCGGCGGCAGGCTGGCAAATGCTGTGGGATGCACCTGCCCGGCCCGCGAGGGCGGCGGCCAGGCGCCCAGGTCGCGCAGCAGCACGTAGCGCAGGTGCGCGCCCTCGCGTTTGGCGGCCACGGTCACCACGTCGGGGGCGTGCTTGGCCCAGGCGCGCAGCAGCGCGCCAATGGCTTTTTTCTGGCGCGTGTACGCTGCGCCATCGCCCGCATCAACCAGCGTGCTGGCGGCCTCATCGGTGGTGAGGCGGCGGCGGATGCGCAGCAGGCCCCACAGGCGGGTGGCCAGAGCGTGCGGGTCAGGTGCGCCGTGGTGCAGCGCGGCGTGTGCGGCCAGGCCGGCCTCGCGCCCGGCTGGCGTCAGCCGCCAGCGCTGGTTGAAAATCTTGCCGTTGGAGCGCCTGGCCGATTGCGGCAGCGCGTAGCCGCGCCGTTGCATGGCGCGCAGCGCCTGATGGGCCAGGCCCGCGCCAAACTCCACCGCATCGGCCTGGGCCCATTGCACCAGCTGCGCCTCGTCAAACAGGCCGCTGGGCGGCGCGCGGTGGGCCAGCGCAGCCAGGGCCACGCCGGTGTACCAGTTGGGGTGCAGGGTGGTGTTGCTCATGCCGCCCTCCGCCGCGCAGCCAGGTGGCCGCTGAAATCCGTGCACAGCGACTGGCCTTTGACGTGCGCCACGTCCACCTCGGCCCAGCTATTGGCCTGCGCCCAGCCCTCGATGTTGGTGATGGCATTGAGCACCAGGCGCATGCGGCCCTTGCTGTCGCGGTGGATTTGCTCGGCCAGCGCCGGGGTGATCGCTACTTCCGCCTTGGCCTTGACGGTGGCTTGCACATCGGCCAGCGTCAGCGGCTGCAATTGCACGATGCGCGCCACGCGGCTAGCGATGTGCTCGTAGCGCTGCACCACGGCGGGCAGGTTTTCCATGCCCACCAGGAACACCATGGTGCCGGTCATGTCCGTGATGTCGCGGATGGCCTCCAGCTTGGCGGCGCTGCGCATATCCACCAGGTGATCGGCCTCGTCGATGATGAGCGCCTGCATACTCACGGCCAGGTGGCCGATGATGCGGTTTTGCACGTCCACGGCCGTACCGCGCACGGACAGGCCCATCTTGGTGGCCAGCTCGTCCAGCATCGTGCGTTTCGACCATGTTTCTTTGGCGCGCACGAACACATGGCCGTTGTCGGTGGCCCAGCGCTCGGTCAGCTCCGATTTGCCGATGCCGTACACGCCCTGGATCAGCACCAGCCCGGCCTCGCGCGCCCCCCGGCGCTGCACCTGGGCCTCGGCCTCCTTGAGCAGCCGAAAATTCGCCGTCTGCACAAACCCTTTTTTCATCTCTAAAATCCCTTCCGTTTGCTTTGCTTTTGAACTGAAAAAACTTTGCGAACACCTCGCTCAGGCAGCAGCTCCACCTGCTGCCTGAGCACCCTTAAAACCATTGCCGCCGCCCTCCCAGCCCAGGCCCCGGCTGGCGTAGTAATCGGCCAGGGCTGCGTAGTCCTCGCCGCTGGTGTAGTCATCCAGCCAGCGGCCATCCGTGTCTGTCCATTGCTCGCGGTGGGCCATCAGCCACTCGTAGCGCTCGCTGGGCGATGCAAAAAACGGGCGGGCATCGGCCTGCTGCGCATTGGCCTGTGGCGCAGGCGTGGCCTGCACGTCGATCACCACCCCGGCCCGCCGTGCGGGCACCTGCATCAGCGGCATGCCAGCGACCGGGCTGGGCGCGGGCAGGCTGGCTGTGGGCTGCTGGGCCAGCGTGGGGTTGAGCTCGCGCAGCGCGGCGTCGATCTGCTGCTCGCGGCGCTTGACGGTGGCGCGCACGCGTTTTTCGCGCGCCATCTCGATGACCGGCTTGGCCATGTAGTCGATGCGATTGCCGCCAAAGCGGGCTTGACAGACGAACTCACCCGAGAGCGTGTAGACCTCCACCACGCTGGGGTCGTGGATGTCGTAACGCACGCTCACCTGCTGGCGATCCACGTCGCGGCGCATCAGCTCCGGCGCGAAATACACCTGGTTGAAAAACTTGACCTCGCCCCGCTGCGCTGTGCGCAGCACACTGGGGCGGAACATGGCGCGCAGCTCCAGCTCACTGAGCATGTGCAGATCGCCCGGCTGCACCATGGCTGCCCAGGCCTCATCGGGCGTCATGTGCTTGCCATCGGCGCGCTTGGGCAGGCTGCGATGGCGGTGATTGGCGTTGTAGTCGGCCACCATGGCCTCGATGCCGGCGACGAACTGCGCCCAGCTGGGCAGCAGCCTGGTGTCCAGCCTCAGCACATTGCCGCCCTCGCGCGCTGCCGCAATGGCGCGCTGCTCCTTGGCAATGCGCGAGGCCGCCCTGCGGTACTCGCCCGGATCCGCATCCGCGCCCTGGTAGCTGCCCCATTGGCGCGCGCTGTTGATGGCGTGCGTGCGCCAGGAGCGCTCAATCAGGCCGTGCCCTTGCGGGTGGCCGGGGATGCCGGTGCGGTGCTCGATGCCCAGGCGGGCGCAAAAACCATCCACGGGGCAATCGATCTGCTTGGCCGTCTCGCCAGCACCGTTATCTGAATAGAGGACGGCAGGCACGCCGCATTGCCCGATGGCGTGGCGCAGCGCATCGCCCACGGCAATGACGTTTTCCGAGAGGTTGACCGACCAGCCTTGAATGCGGCGCGTGGCCGCATCGATGGCAATCGTCAGCTCTGGCGCAAACGGCTGGCCATGATCTGGGTGGCGCACCTTGGCCTTGTAGGTGTGGCCATCCATCAGCCACACGTCATTGGGCCCCAGCACGCTGGTATCGCGCCGTTTAAACGGCAGCAGGGCCGCCCTCGCCGCGCCGCTGTGGCGGGCCTTGATGGCCTGCACGTTGTCCGTCTTGGCAATGGCGCGGCGGCAGCGGCCATACAGGGCCCGGCCATCGTCGGCGGGCAGGCCGAGCTTGCGCTTGACGGCGCGCACCGCATTGCTGAGATTGCGCCACTGCGGGTCTCTGCTGAAATACAGGCCCAGTACCATGGCCACGTCCTCGCCCACCGCCGCCAGCGGCTGGGCCTGCGCGGGCGCGGGCAACAGCGCCTGCCAGCCGCCTTCGCGGCGCAGCCTGGCCCAGCCCTCCAGCGTGCGCGCCGAGAGCGTGCTGCGGCGCTGATTGGCCGCGCTGACGATGCCGTGCAGTGCATCGCCCGGCTGGGCCAGCGTGGCCTGCGCGGCCACCTGGGCATAGGCCTTCTTGGCGCCGCACAGGCAAGCGGCGCTGTCGACCATGCGCAGCAGCTGCATGCGCGCATCGGCGCAGCGCTGCTCGCCCTCGCTGGGCGGCTGGCGCAACAGGCCAGGCGTGGCTGCTGCGGCGGCAGGCAGGGCCTCATCGCCCTGCGGCTCGGGCAGCGCCAGCGGCGCGGCCGGGGTGATGGCCTGCACGGCGCGCTGGCCGGCCTGGCCGATGCGCTGCGCAGCCAGCGCAGCCTGGGTCTGAGCCGGCAGGGCCGCGCTGTCGTACTCCAGCCCGCCACCACCCGTGCGGCCCTGGCGCTGGCGGCTGGGCACGGCCAGCTGCTGCAGCCGATCGCGCGTGCGGCGCTCCGAGGCGGGCATGCCTGGCAGGCCGGCCAGCTCGCGGGCAGTCATCCAGATGCTTTGCATAGTTGAAGAGGGGTTAAGAAGGGCGCCCGCCAGACAGGCGCTTGATGTGCGGCATCCCAAGGCGCGCGGGCTCTCTGGGGCGCTGACGCTCTGGGGCGTACGGGCCACTCTGGGGCGCGGGCGCTCGGCGCGATGCCACTGTTGGCGCGCCGCTGGCGGGCATAACGGGGGCTTAAATCAGGCTGAGCTGCTCGCACTGCCGATGCGTCAGCGCTGCAAACGGGCGTGGCCTTGCGGGGTAGAACGGAGGCGGCTGATCGGGCAAACCCTGCTGGGCCAACTGGGCCAGCGCATGCGGCCAGTGCCCATGGCCGTAGCCATCGCGGCCATGCAGCACTTTGGAGAGGGTGTAGCGGCTCACGCCCAGGTTGTAGGCCAGGGTGCTCACCCCCACCACCGAGGCCCAGGCGCACAGGCGCAAGAACCAGTCTTCGTTTTGGTAGGCGATGCGCGGCGCAAACCGTGCGCGCGCCGCCCTTGCATCCTGGCCGTGGCTGGCCTGGGCCAGTTGCTGCTCCATGCGGTTGAAGGCATCGATGTAGGCCAGCTTGAATTGCAGCGCCCGCTTGCCGGTAAAGCCCATGCACAGCAGCGTGAAGCCGTCGCGGGTGAGGCGGTAGGCGGGGGATTTGCGGACTTTTCCGAGGCCGATTTCGACGTCAATCTCCATCTCCGCAAAATTGCGGAGATGGGAATCCGGCAGTTCCACAAGCAAGGCGCGAATGGCCTTGAGCACATCGTCATGCCGCTTGCCAAAGTGCCGCGCCACATCGGTGGACAGGCAGGTGGCATGGCCGTTGACTGCGGTCAGTTGCGGCAATTCGGCAGTGGCGGGGGTTTGTTGCAGATCGTTCATGGTTTGCCTCGTAGAATTTGTTTAAACCTTGGACGTGGTGGCTTGGGTCGGGTTGGGCTTGAGGCCCAGGGCCACGGCCACTTCATGCGTTTGGCCGCGCCAGCCAGCCGCGCGGCCGTTGAGTACGCGGTACACCACGTCGCGCGGAAAACCGTGGGCATCGGCCCACTGGCCGACGGACTGACCGCGTGCGCGGAATTGCTCTTTGATTTGTTGAGGGGTCATAGGTGGCTCCTTTCTTTTGGGTTACGCCATGGGTTTTAAATTACTGGTAGGTATTTTAATTACTAAAACGTATCTGTCAAGGACCCTATGAATTTTTTTGATGAGGCCACGCTGCGGCTCAAGCAGCAAGTCGAAATGACTCAAGACAAGCAAGTTGCGCAGATGCTTGGGTTGTCACCCCGTGCTTGGGCGGGGCGAAAACAAACCGGCTCCTTCCCCGAAAAAGAGCTGCGCGCGCTGGCCCAGCAGCGCCCTGAGCTGGGCATTGATGTGGAGTACGTGCTGACGGGGTTGCATGCGCCAGTGCAGCGCCCGGATGCTTACGAACAGCCCGTGCATGAGCGGCTGAAGATTGATTTGCTGCGCCTGGGGCTGAGTGCGGGCCAGGCGGCCCAGGCGGTGGGCGTGCCAGAGAGCGAGATGCGCAATGCCCTGCTGGGCGTCAGCGCCGTGCCTGCGGCCTGGCTGGCGGCGCTGGCGCCGCTGAAACTCGATGTGGTGTATGTGTTGCTGGGCAAGGGCCAGCAGCAGGTGAGCTACGCGCTCAACCCCACGGAAGAGCGCCTGCTGCGCGGCTGGCGGGCCTGCTCGGCGGATGTGCAGGCGGTGGTGATGGCGGCCATTGCCGCAGGCGAGACACAGGCGCGGCAATGAGCCGAGGGCGCGCCATGCTGATTCACATGCAGGTCAAAAACCTGCGTGGCAGCGCCGAGGAGCTGGTCTATCAAGGCCCATCGGCGCTGGAGGTGCATGCCATGCCGGACGAAGACTCGGTGGGCGTGTATGTGAGCGACCCAGGCTGGAAGAATGCGGCATGCACCCTGCTGCTGGAGCCGCAAGACGCGCGCCGCCTGGCAGAACAGTTGTTGCAGGCAGCTACGACACAGTGATGGAAAGCCATCATCCGCGCCTGCGCCCGCATCGTCCGCGAGCAGACCGGCGGGAGCTGAAGGGTGTGATCAGCGGCCCTGCGGATTGCGGGGCGCGTGGTCTGGCATGGATGGATGATGTGAGGGAGTGTTTTTGATGACTGAAGACGCAAAAATCACCTTTTTCAAGATCAACAAGTGCGGGTACTACAGCCGCGGCGGCCCCCGAGGGGCCCGGCGCCGTGAATTTGGCGACTTGAGCGCTACGCTGGCCCAGATACAGCAATGGGTCAAGGGCGGTGTGCAGCTTGCACAAACACAAACCTATCCACCCTCTCCCGAGGCAGACCTTTTGCCTGCGTTTGTCTTTGATATTGCCCAGCACAATGGGGAGTGGCTCTTGGTTTTATGGAACCAGACGCCCGCGGGAGAAAAGGCGGTGGCGTCGGTCCAACCCAATGAAATGGTGGGCCAGGCAGCGGTGATTGAAAACGCAATCGCCAAGGGCAGCTTACCCGGATTTCCCAGTTACTACTGGTTCCAGCCACAGCACTCAAGGATGGCTGGAGTCCGGTTTGAATTTCCTGTGGCAGGCCATAGGCAGTTGCAAGCCTATCTGAAGGGCTTCCTGAGCCGCAGCGCCAAATATGCGGTCGTGCGGCAAGCAGTCTCAGGCACGGCAGGTTTGGTTGACGAAAGCATGGAAGTCATCGGGTATCGAAAACAACCGGGTGACGACCCGAGGCAGGATGTGGAGCCGTTGTTTCAATCCAGCCAGCATCGGATCGCGGGCGACATTGAGTATCTCCTCAAGCATCACGACTCCGTCCGTAGGGTTGTCCGCCGCGTCACGCTGGATCTGGCCAAGCGCAAGGAAGACTTGGCGCTTTGGCAAATGTTCTGGCGCAAACTCAGGGGTATCGAAACACAGGTGAACGAAGAAGTCCGCGTCTCCTACGAAATGGATACCCAGATAACGCACCAACAAATAAAAGAGCTGGTAAGGTCCTACGAGGACGGCAGTGAGGGTTGGGATGACGTCGGATTTGTTCTTCGGGGTGAGTCCTCGCCACGCTGGATCGGCAAGGCCTACGCACGCGGGGAGTTCAAACTGCCTGTCATACGTGTAGCGCCGTCAGTGGTCTCGGCGCAATCTTTGCTTGAGGCATTGCAAAGCAACAGGGCGAGTATTGAAGCCGTTCTGAGCTAGTGTTTCCACCCATGCGTTTTCTTAAGCCTATAGCCTGGATCTTCAGCGTCGCTTTGGTGTGCGCGGGGGCCTGGTTTGGCCGGAAGGTTCCGTTTGTGGAGCAATGGCCGCTTTTTGAAGCGTTACGCACCACTGCGGCCATCATTTTTGCGGTCATCGGTGCATGGATGGCCATCGTTTACCCAGAGCGCCTGCGCTTTTCCTTGCGCAAAGGCGCAGGGGGCAGGACTCCAACGGGCGATGCAAGCAGTGAGCTGTTTACGCCTGTGGTCAATTCGACGTGCATCCTGGCGATCGTTCTGCTTATCGGGATAGTGGCCCCCTTGGTGCGGGCCTACGGCTTCGGGATCCCGGCAGAGTTGGGGCGAGGGCTTTCATACGCTCTTCTGGTAGCACTGACCTTGTGGCAGCTGTGGACAGTGTTTTTGACGCTGGGGCCGGCAGACAGCATCAAATCGGACATGGATCGGGAAAAGGGCCGTCGCAGCGACCTAGATGTCGTTGCGGGCAAAAATCTTGGCCCTTGAACCCTGTGGAGCATCGCAGGCATAATCCTCTTTGTCACCAAAACCGTCCCCAGGCCAGCACAAGCTGGCCTTATTTGTTTGCGCCGCCGGCGGCACAGTGGCGGCATGGCAAACACATCCAAATCCACAACGCCGCTGGGGCTCAAGCTGGGCGCGGCCACGGCCGCTGCGGTGCTGGCCATCCTGGTGGGCACTGGCGGCTCTGGCCTGATCCCCACCGAGGAGGGGCGGCGCAATCGCGCCTATCTGGACCCGGTAGGCATCCCCACCATTTGCGAGGGCTGGACGCGCGGCGTGCGCCTGGGCGATTGGGCCAGCGATGCCCAGTGCGATGAGCTGACGCTGCGCGGCATCCATGAGGCCGCCGACGTGCTGGTGCGCCATGTGCCAGCGCCAGTGGTGGCGCGCATGCCACCGGCCACCATCGCCGCGCTGCTGAGCTTCATTTACAACGTCGGCCCCGGCGCGGTGGGGCAAAAGGACGGCTTTGTCTGGCTCAAGAGTGGCCGCCACAGCACCATGCTGCGGCTGCTGCAGGCCGGCGATGTGCGCGCCGCCTGCCAGCAAATGCCGCGCTGGGCCACGGCGCAGGGCAAGCCGCTGCGCGGCCTGAAGCTGCGCCGCCAGCGCGAGATGGCGCTGTGTTTGCAGGATTTGCCTGGCAGTGGCCAGACCGCCACCGTGCAGGGGGCGCCATGAGAGTGCTTGCTGCGCTGGAGCGCTGGGCCGCCGTGGCGCTGCTGCTGGCCTGCCTGGCCCTGGCCGGGGTGGCCGATTGGCAGATGCGGCGCGCCCGCGCCGCCCGCGCCGAGCTGGCCGCATTGCAAGCGGCGGTGGCCGCGCAAAACGCCCAAGCGGCGCAAACCCTCCAAACCCTGACCCAAGAGCGCGACGCCGCCCAGGCGCGCGCCGATGCTGCGCACACCTTGCGGGAGCAAACCGATGCACAAAACCAAGCCGAAATCGCTCGCCTGGCTGGCGAGCTTGAGCGCCGCCCTGTGCGGGTGCGCGTCGTCACCCGCCCCGCTGCCTGTGGGCCAGGTGGTGGTGGCCCCACAGATCACGCCCCCGCCGGTGCCGACGCTGGTGCAGCAGACGCCAGCGCGGCCATTGGGCTACTTCCGGCGCGAAACGCTGAACGCCTTGCAGCAGTGATTGCCGAGATGGAGACCGTCAACGCGGCCTATGCATCGTGCCGAGCGCGGCTGCTGCAGCACTGAGAACAACCCCCTCCCACCACCACACGCAAACCACCATGCCATTGGAAAAAGAAGAACTGCTGTTGCTGGGCAAGATGGACGGCAAGCTCGACTCCATCACCAGCCACCTCAACCGCCAGGACAAGCGCCTGGTCGAGCTGGATCAAAAGGTCGATGTGGGCCTGCATCGCCTTGATGACAAGATCGAATCGAACCACGTGGCCACGCGCGCGCAGATCGCCGAGCTGGACAAGCGCCTGCGCGACGTGGAGAAAAAGTCCGCCGTGGTCGGGGCCGTGGGCGGCAGCGCCGCTGGCGTGGGCGTGGCGCTGATCGTCGAGGCGGCAAAGAACTGGCTGCGCGGGGGGCTGTGAATGGCGCACCCGCAGGAAAAGCGCACCCAGCTGCGCAGCCTGTACGTGTACCAGCGCCTGCCGATGGACGCGGCCTGCGCCAAGGCGGGCGTGGCGCGCGGCACGGCCAACCGCTGGAAAAAAGAGGCATCAATCGCTGGTGATGACTGGGATAAAGCCCGCGCCGCAGTGGCGTTGGGCGATGAAAACATGTCGTCGCTGGCGCAAAAGCTGCTGGAGGATTACCTGGTGCAGCACCAGCACACCATGGACCTGCTGCGCGAGGCAGAGGGCATGAGCGCGCGCGAGCGGGCCGAGACGCTGGCGAGCATGAGCGATTCGTTTAATAAAACGATGAACTCGTTCAAAAGGCTTTCGCCCGAGATCAACAAGCAGTCCATCGCGCTGGACGTGCTGCAGCGCCTGGTGGCGTTTGCGCAGCAACAGCACCCAGGCCATGTGCAGATGCTGCTGGATCTGCTGGAGCCCTTCGGGTCAGAGCTGGCGAGGGCGTATGGATAACTGGGCTTTCGTGCTGGTGTTGCTGCGCCTGGCGCTGCTGTTTGTTGGCGCAGTGGTTGTTCTGATGTGGTTGGCTGGATGCCTGGGCCTGGCCGATTTCCGACTGATTTTTGTCGTGCCGGAGGTCGCTGGCCATGGCTAAAACCAGCAAGGAGTTTTTACAGGGCCTGGCCCAGCTGGCCGAGGATTTGCGCCGCCAGGTCGATGCAAACCTGGACGGCTGGGACATCAGCCCCGCTGCCGTGGCCGAGCGCCGCCGCCGGGTGTTTGACCCCATTGGCGGCTACGAGTTTTGGGATCGCACCTACTTCCCGCACTACGGCCAGGCCGAGCCATCGCAGTTGCACCGCTACCTGTACGAGCGCCTGCCGCGCTTGGTCGAAAACCCCGCCGGGCAGCGTGATGCCATTGCCGCGCCGCGCGGCGAGGCCAAATCGACCAAAGTCAGCATGTCGTTTGTGTTGTGGTGCATCGTCACCGGGCGCAAGTGGTACGCGGTGATCATCATGGATGCGTTCGAGCAGGCCGCTGAGATGCTGGAGGCCATCAAAGCGGAGTTGGAGGCCAACCCGCGCATTGCTGGCGACTTCCCCGAGGCCGCAGGTCAGGGCCGCGTGTGGCGTGCGGGCGTGATCGTCACGGCCAACGGCCGCAAGGTGGAGGCATTTGGCAGCGCCAAAAAAATCCGGGGCCGTCGCCACGGCGCGCACCGGCCAGACCTGGCCATCATGGACGACATCGAAAACGATGAGAACGTGGCCCAGCCCGCCCAGCGCGACAAGCTGGAGGCGTTCGTGACCAAGGGCGTGCTCAACCTGGGCCCGCCCGATGACAGCATGGACGCCATCATCATCGGCACGGTGCTGATGTACGACAGCGTGCTCAGCCGGTTTTTGCGCAATCCGCTGTGGCATCGCAAGGTGTTCAAGGCCGTTCTGCAATGGCCCGAGCGCATGGATTTGTGGGAGGAGTTTGAGCGGCTCTTGCTCAACGCCGACACCCCTGCCGATGGCATGGCGGCCGCGATGGCGTTGTACGAGGCCAACCGCGCCGAGATGGACGCGGGCGCGCAGGTGAGCTGGCCAGCGGTGCGGCCGCTGGTGCAGCTGATGATCAAGCGCGCGCGCGAGGGGCATACCGCGTTCGATTCCGAGCAGCAAAACGACCCGACCGCAGGCGATGACGCCCCCTTTGCCAACAGCATCCAGTTCTGGGTATCACGTCTGGACAGCTGGATTTTTTACGGAGCCTGCGATCCCTCGCTGGGCAAGGCCGGCGGCGGGCGCGACCCCTCGGCCATTGGCGTGGGCGGCTACAACCGCGAGACGGGCGTGCTGGATGTGGTGGAGGCCAGGATTCGCAAACGCACGCCCGACCGCATCATCAGCGACGTCATCGAGATGCAGCGCGAGTACCAATGCCGCGTGTGGGGCGTGGAGAGCGTGCAGTTTCAGGAGTTTTTGCGCACCGAGCTGGTCAAACGCTCTGCCGCGCTGGGCGTGCCCGTGCCGGCGCGCGGGGTGATCCCGTTGGCGGACAAACAACTGCGCATCGAGAGCCTGCAGCCGCACATGCACAACGGGCTGATCCGCTTGCACAGCAGCCAGAGCACGCTGATCAACCAGTTTCGGCATTTCCCAAAAGCGGATCATGACGACGGGCCGGACATGGTGGTAGTGCTGTGGATGCTGGCTGTGAGCGGCGGCCTGGCCGCTGCGGCGCAGAGCAGCAGCAACGGGCCAGAGCGCAGCGCCGCCGAGCGCTATGGCCGCACGGCGCAGCGGATGTTCAGGAGGACGTGATGGTGTCCATCCTTTTTGCGCGCACCGACAGCAACTACAAGTATTTGACGGGGGTTGACGTATGGGACATGCCTCGGGATGCCCGCCGCTGGCCTGGCGGCAATCCTGTCGTGGCTCACCCGCCATGCCGGGCCTGGGGGCGCCTGCGGCAATTTGCCCGGCCCAGGCCTGACGAGGCCGGGCTGGCCCTTTGGGCCGTGCAACAGGTGCGGCAATGGGGCGGTGTGCTGGAGCACCCCCAGGGATCCCTGCTGTGGCGGGCTGCCCATATGCCCCCGCCTGGCATGCGCGATGCCTGGGGTGGATGGACGCTGCCCATCCACCAGCACTGGTGGGGCCACAGGGCGCAAAAGGCGACCTGGCTCTACATCGTGGGCTGCGATCCGCGTGCTATCCCTGCAATGCCCATTGCCCTGGGCCAGCCCACACATGTGGTCGCCAGCCGAAGACGCGGGCGGCCTGAAATCACGAAGGCCGAACGCGAGCACACGCCGCTGGCGCTGGCCATGTGGCTGGTTGATCTGGCCAGCCGTTGCACACCACACGAATGCTACGGCCGCACGGCGCGGCGAGGAGGATGAGATGAAATCTGATTCGGTGATTTACATGATCGAGAGCGACCCGGCGTTATCGCTGATCAAGCGCCACATTGCAGAGCGCAAGCGGGCATTGGCAGAAGCCAAGGTGCTGGCCGATGAGTATGGGGCCACGCATTGCTCGTTTAATCATCTGGATGGGCGCTTGGTTTCGCTGGGGTTTGAGGGCGAGCCGCACCCACAGTTCAAGAGGCCAAAAAATGGGCACTGCTACCCCAAAAAAGGCAGCGAGGCGGCGGCCAAGTTCGCGGCGCTGCAGGGCTATGAATACAGCTGCACCGTCATTTCGCAGGCTTTGGGTGTGCCTCTGTCTCTGCGCTGGGATCAACCGGATGATGGCAGCCGGGGGTGGATGAATATCGGCTCGCCGTTTCAGGAGTGCGGCTGGCTGTACCTTAGCGAAGATGGCCCCTATGCCCTGTGGATCCCCAATGTGCAGGCAGCAATCGAGCATCTGCATCAGCAGGGCAAAACGGTTGACCCGCCGGCATTCGACATGCAGCTGCCCGGTTGCCGGCGCGTGCTGCGCGAAGAGTGGGATTTGCTGGTGGCGCAGCACAAACTGAAGCAGGCGCAGGAGGCCCAGCCATGAGCCAGGCGCGCGACGATTACTACTACATCCTGGGCGCCATTGCCGCATTGCCCGAGGCCGACCAGCGCGGCGTGCAGCAGGCCGCCCAGGCGCTGCGCGAACTGCTGGCGCGCACTGGCGACCACGGCCGCCTGGCCCTGGCGCTGGTGGGCGCGCAGGTGCGTTTGGAGGACGATTGATGAGCTGGATCGGCAAACTGCTGGGCCGCAGCCCCGCGACACCGCCCGTGCCTGCCGTGCCTGCCGTGCCTGCCGTGCCGGCTGCGCCGCCTGCGGCCGCCGCCCGGCTGGCCGAGGCCGCGCCAGGCCATGAAGCCGGCTGGCGCCGCCTGAGCGGCGAGGGCCAGGGCAACCAGAACGAGCGCGACCTCAGCCCCATGGCCCAGGGCCGCATGCAAAAACTGGCCGAGCACCTGTGGCAAGCCAATGTGCTGGCCAATCGGCTGATCGAGCTGCCGCTGGCCTATTTGCTGGCCGAGGGCGTGACGCTGCAGGCGGCCGATGAGCAGCAGCAGGCCGTGCTGGATCGGCACTGGTTTGACCCCATCAACAACTGGCCGGCCAAGCTGGAAGCGCGCGTGCGCGCCCTGGCCTTGCTGGGCGAGCAGTGCTACACGGCCCATGTGGGGCCGGACGGCATGGTGCGCCTGGGCTATCTGGACCCGCGCCGCATCGCCCAGGTGGTGATGGACCCGGACAACCCCGAGCAGCCCATCGGCGTGGTCACGCAACGCGATGCGCGCGGCCGCTATCACAAGTACAAGGTCATCGTGCTGGGCGACGATGAGCTGCTGTTCTCGCGCCGCACGGCGCAGATCCGCGCTGAGGATTTCGCCGACGGCGAGTGCTTTTTGCTGCAGCTCAACAAGCTGCCAGACGGCAGCCGGGGTCGCTCCGATCTGCTGGGGCAAATGGATTGGCTGGACGCCTACGATGAGTTCCTGTTTGGCGAACTCGACCGCATTGCGGATCTGCGCCGCTTTGTGTGGGACATCACCATGCAGGGCGCAGACCAGGAGGCCGTGGAGGCCTACCAGAAAACGTTCGTCCCGCCCAGCAGCAATGGCGCATTCGTTCACAACGAAAGCATGACGCTGGAGCCCAAGTCGCCCGCACTGCACGCGGCCGACACCAGCGAAAGCGCGCGGCTGCTGCGCAACCACGTGCTGGGCGGCAGCACCTTCCCGGAGCACTGGTTTGGCGGCGCCGCCGATGCCAACCGGGCCATTGGCGAGAGCATGAGCGAGCCGACCTTCAAGGTTTACACCTCGCGCCAAAACCGCCTCAAACTCTTTTTGGAGGAGATTGGCCGCTACGTGCTGTGGAAATCCAGCCAGCAGGCGGCCACGCCCGATTGGAGCGACCCGCGCTGGCATGTGACCGCCGTGTTCCCCGAGTTGGCCAACCGCGACGTGACCAAATTTGCCGCCGCGCTGCAATCGGTGGTGGCCGCTGCCATGCTGGCCATCGACAAGGGCCTGCTGACCGAGGAGACGGCCCTGAAAATCGTCGCCGACGTGGCCAGCCGCTTTGGGCAGGAGATCGACCCGGCTGCCGAACTGGAAGCTGCGCGCGCCCAGGCCGAGCAGCGCGCGGCCGAGCAGGCCCAGCGCGACACCTACCGCGCGCCGCGCGCCCTGGCCAGCGCCGTGGATGAGGCTGGGCGCGCCTGATGACTGACAGCCCCAAGCCCAGCGCCGAACCCAGCGCCGAGCAGCGAGATTTCGAACGCGCACTGCTGCAGCTGTTGACCGAGCGCGGCCAACTGCTGCGCGCCCAACAGCAACGCGTGCTGGAGCTGCTGCAGGCCGCGCGCGGCGACATCCTGGCGCTGCTGGCCGAGCAGCCTGCCGATTGGCAGCAGCTGCAGCTCAGCCAGGTCATGGCGCAGATCGACGCCATCCTGGGCGGGGCCACCAGCGCCGCCAGCGCGGCAACCGCCGCCGGCATGGGGGCGGCGCTGACGCTGGGCCAGGAGCTGGTGGACAGGCCGCTGGCCGCCATCGGCACCCGGCTGGACGCCGTACTGCCCGTGCAAAACACCCACTTCCTGGCCGCGCTGCGCCAGTTTGTCGCTGGCCGCCTGGCCGACGTAGGCCATGTGGCCCATGGCCAGATCGACCGCGCGCTGGCCCTGGCGCTGATTGGCGGGCACACGCCCCACCAGGCCATACAGCAGGTGCAGCAGGCCCTGGGCGGGGCCGCCCAGGCGCGCGCGGCCACCATCGTGCGCACCGAGCTGGGCAGGGCATTTGCCGTGGGTGCCGATCAGCGCCTGCGCCAGGCTGCGGCCCTGGTGCCCGGACTGCACAAGCAATGGCGGCGCAGCGGCAAAATCCACAGCCGCTGGCAGCACGACCTGGTCGATGGCCAGGTCGTGGCGCACGACAAGCCGTTTCGCGTGCCGAATCCGGGCGGCGGCGTGGATCTGATGATGCACCCGCACGACCCGGCCGCCCCGGCCGAGCAGGTCATCAACTGCGGCTGCCTGGCCATCCCCTGGATGGCGCATTGGCAGGTGCAGCGCCCAGGCGCACAACCCTTCAGCCAGCGCGAGCTGGAGCTGCACCCGGCCAAGGCCGAATTGGATCGCCAGGCCAAGGCGGCGGGGTGGCGGCAGGAGCCGCTGCCGGGGGCCAAGGATGCGGTGATTCCCAGGGCGAAGATTTTGGATTACTCGCTCAACCCCGAGCATCCCAAGGGCGGCCACAAGGCGCGCGTGCTGCAATCCATGTTGGGGTTCAGCCTGGAGAACGCCGACGCATTCGAACAGGCTCTGCGTCAAGGGTTGCTTGTGACACCGGCCGCGCTGCAAGAGGAATCTGAGATTGATGTGAAAAACAACCAGCGCCGCCACAAAGTGATGATGTCTATCACTGGCCCCAATGGCGGGCAAGCCATTGTGACAACGGCCTGGAAAATCCATAATGATGATCCGCTGCAGATACCGCATTTGGTCTCAGCGTACATCGACACCAGGCTCAACAAGAAAATCTTGGGGAAGAAGGAAAAGTCATGACACACAAGTTCCGAGAGTTCCAGGTCGTCAAGGCCGCACGCGAGCTGCCCGCTGAAGGTGATGATCCGTTTGTTCCCGAGGGCTGTGAAGGCACGGTGCTGGATGTCCTCGAGTACGGCTACATCGTCGATTTCGTGGACGATGAGGGGGAGACACTGGCACTGCGCACCGTCCATGAGCATGATTTGGCAGACCTCGAGGTGCGTCAGGCGGCCTAAAAACCGCCAGTCAGAGAAAAACAGCCCTACAGCGCGTTTTTGCTTATTGCCGCACCCCATGTACCACCCAACACCAAACGGCGCGAGTTAAACGGCGGTTAAACGCCTTGGCGGGCGTTTGCGACGCGCAGGCGCGGCGCGGATGAGGCCCGCGGCGGTCTCGACAGCAAAATCCCCCTACCTCTAGACCACAGGCCAGCGTTTGCTGGCCTTAATTGTTTGCGCGCCCATCGGCACCATGCGGCCATCGACAAACAACCGATGGTGAGCGCATGAGCAATCCTAAAAAAACGGCGGCGCGGCAGACTGCCCCCGCCCCTGATGCCAACCCAGTGCAGGCCGGGCCAGTGCAGCCTGCTGCCGTACATCCCGAGCCGACGGATAGTGAGCTGAGCCTGGCCGAGGTTGCGGCGCTGGTGGGCATTGAGCTGGGCGACGTGCTGGCCTGGCGCTGCTACGACGGCCGAATCGTGGTGGTGGTCACCCGCTGGGGTGCCAAGCTCGTGGGCGATCTGGAGGCGTGAGATGAACCTCGCGCAACTCATACAGTTTCTGGCCGCGCGCGGCGGGCTGCAGACACCCGATGAGGTGCAAGCCTGCCTGCGCGAGGCCGCCCCTGCGCCGGAGCGCGATTTCCGCCAGCTGATCGAGCTGGTGTCTGGTGCCGTGCGGCAACGCATCAACGAGGGCCGCCCCGAGGGGGACAAGCGATGGGCCGATATCTGCGGCATGTATGCCGACCGCATCGTGGTGCAAATCGATGGCCGCAAATGGCAGTACGGCTACACCCTGGTCGATGACGCCAATGGCGGTCAGGCCGTGCAACTGGCCGCGCCGGTGGAGGTGGTCGAACGATTTGTGCCTGTGCGCGAGGGCCAGGCCCAGCCTGATTCCGGGGCGCTGGCTACGTTTCGCGAGGCTGCGGACGGCTCCATCGCGGTGACGCTGATCCGCGCCGGGCGCAGCGGCAACAACAACTACTACCCCGACGCTGCCCTGCGCGAGGCCGCGCCGCTGTTCGAGGGCGCGCGGGTGTTTGCCAAGTCTGACGCTGATCACATCAAGGGCGGCGGCAAGGATGTGCGCAACCTGATTGGCGGGGTGTACGGCGTGCAGTTCGTTGAGGGCCAGGGGCCGGACACGGGCGCGCTGACGGGGACGTTTCGCCCTATCAGCCCCAGCGACCCCGTGGTGCAAAAGATGGTGGAGGCCGTGCAGCGCGGCATGCAGCACCTGCTTGGCCTGTCCATCGATGCGATGGCGAATATACGACCGCGCCGCGAGGGGCGCACGGTGCTGCGCGAGGCGGTGCGATTCAGTCGCGTGAATTCCGTCGATCTCATTGTCGAGCCAGGCGCGGGCGGCGGCCTGGATCGCCTCACCGAAGCCGCCGCCGACCAACCAACTGACCAAGAGAAAGCTATGCCACTGTGGAAGCAACGAATGCTGGAGGCGATCCAGAAAACCGCGCCTGCGCAATACGCGGCCATCAACCCGGAGACGATTGGCGACGATGAGCTGGTCAACCTGCATGAGGCCGTGTGCGGCCCGCTGGTGCCCGGCGCTACCGGGGCCGGTAGCGATGCCCTGCGCGAGGCCCAGGGCGACGATGCGCCGGTCACGCGGGCGGAGTTGCAAATGCTGCAATTGCGCCAGACGGCCGGTCAGCGCATTGCGGCCAGCACCCTGCCCGCCCCGGCCAAGCAACGCCTGCAAACGCAGTTCGAGCGCGCCGAGCGCTTCACTGAGGCCGAGATCGACCAGGCCATCAAGGCAGAAGGTGAATACCTGGCGCGCTTCACGGAATCGGGCAGCGTGCGCGTGCCCGTATTTGGCGGGGGCAGCATCGAGGTGGGCGACCGCAGCGTGCAGGTGCGCGAGATGCTCGATGCGTTTTTCAACCCGGCGCACAAAAACCATGGCGCGGTCAGCTCCTTGCGCGAGGCGTACATCGAGATCACGGGCGACAAGCGCGTGACGGGCCGCATGGAGCATTGCGACATGGGCCGCATGGCCGAGAGCCTGGGCGTGATGCGCGAGGCCATCGACAGCGGCACCTTTGCCAGCGCGTTGGGCGATTCGATCACGCGCCGCATGCAGGAGATCTACACCGGCGAGACCGATCTGGACGTCTGGCGCAAGGTGGCCACGGTGGGCAGCGTGAGCGATTTCCGCACGCAAGAGCGCATCCAGATCGGCGGCTACGGCAACCTGCCTGCCGTGGCCGAAAAAGGCGAATACACGGCCCTGAGTTCGCCCAGCGATGCCAAGGCCACCTACAAGGTCAGCAAGCGCGGCGGCACGGAGACGGTGACGCTGGAGACCATCAAAAACGACGACGTCAATACCGTGCGCCGCATCCCGCTGGAGCTGGCCCTGGCGGCCAAGAACACGCTTTATGAGTTCGTGTTCGATTTCTTCAAGGAGAACGGCAACATCTACGACGGCAAGGCGCTGTACCACAGCGACCACGGCAACCTGTTCACGGCGGCCCTGTCGGCGGATGAATTTGCCAAGCACCGCCTGGCCATGCTCAAGCAAACGCGCTCGGGCAGCGGCAAGCGCCTGGCGGCCGCGCCGCGCACGCTGCTGATCCCGTTCGAGCTGCAGGAGCTGGCCTACAACCTGTTCGTGCGCCAGCAAAACCTGGACAAGACGTTTGTGCAGACCATCAACCCGGAAATCATCCCCGTCTCCTACTGGACGGATGACAAGGACTGGGTGACGGTGGCCGACACCAACCGCCTGCCGGTGCTGGAGGTCTCGTTCCTCGATGGCCGACAGGAGCCGGAGCTGTTCGTGCAGGACATGCCCAACGTGGGCAGCCTGTTCGCCAACGACACCATCACCTACAAGATTCGCCACATCTACGGCGGCGCGGTGCTGGTCGATGGCTGCAAGGGCACGACCAAGGCCGTGGTGGCCTGATCGGCAATCGTCAAAGAACCGGGCTGGCACCCCGTACCACTGCCCGGCCGCCTGGTGTTTTGGGGTTTTGACCAGGCGGCTTGTCCAAGCGCTGCGGGCCAGTGTTTGGACAAGCCAGGATGATTTTTTTCGAGGATGCCCATGACCATGGATGAACTGCGCGCCAGCGTCGAGCACATGGTGCGCGACCAGCACCAGGTGCTTGCCGCGCCTGAGCGCGACCGCGCCATTGACATGGCGCTGGCGCGCTACGGCGTGGACATGCCGCGCCGCGCCAGCGCCACGCTGCGCTGGCAGGCCGATGGCCATGCCCAGCGCCTGCCGCAGCAGTGGCAGCTGAGCTTTGAGCTGCTGCATGTGGAGCTGCTGGGCGCAGGCGGGCGCAATGAGGCCCTGCACCGCTACCTGGTGCGCGAGCTGGCCGATGGTTTCGAGCTGCTGCTGCACGAGCGCACGCTGCTGGCTGGATCGCAGGTGTTCATCATCTACATCTGCCCGCATGAGGCCGGCAGCATCCACCCCAGCCACCGCGAGGCCGTGGCCGCCTATGCCGCGCACCTGCTGTGCCGCCAGCTGGCGGCGCATTTTTCGGGCGAGCGCGAGGCGGCCATTGGCGCCGATGCCAGCCAGACCGAGAGCCGGGCGCGCAACTATGCGGCCCGCGCCGCAGAGTGGCGCGCCAGCTATTTTGCGGCGCTGGGCGTGGCCGACCCGGCCATCGAGGGCGCGCCGGCGCGCCCCGCTGCGGCCGTGGCCAGCTGGCCGCAGCGCCACCCGCGCCACCAGGTTGGCGGCGCGCCCACATTCAGGGTGCGTGCATGATCCGCTACCACATGGGCCTGGGCGCGCTGGACGCCATCACCCGCGGCCTGCGCGAGGCGCCAGAGCAAACCCGTCAGATACTGGAGGCCACCATGCATCAGGCCACGCTGCTGGTGCAACGAGAGGCACAAGAAAACATGCCGCGCGCCTCGGGCCTGACGGCCGCCAGCATTGGCAGCGAGGTACACAGCACCCCAGCGGGCGTGCTGGGCGTGGTGGGCAGCGCATCGCCGGTGGCGGCGTTTGTGGAGCTGGGCACCAAGCCACACATGCCACCAATTAACGCCATCCAGCCCTGGGTCAAGGCAGTGCTGGGCATTGCCGATCCCAAGGAAAACCGCCGCGTGGCCTATCTGGTGGCGCGCAAGATCGCCGCGCACGGCACCGAGGCCAAGCGCCCCTTGGGCCGCGCCGCAGAGGCCATGCAGCCCCAGGTGGTGCGCCTGTTCGAGGATGCGGCCGCGCAGATCGCCCGGCAGATGGTGGGAGGGCAGGAATGAACATCGCCACCCTGGCCCAGACGCGCGAGCGCCTGCAGGCCCTGCTGCTGGCCGTGCCCGGCGTGGGCCACGTGCACCTGCACGAGCGCTACCACAGCAGCGAGGCCGCATTCCGCGCCCAGTACCTGTACACCCTGCCCGATGCCGCGCTGGACGCCTGGGGCAGCCAGCCGCACATCCGCGGCTGGCACATCCGCCGCGTGGCCACGAGCGAGACCACGGCCGCCGGCCGCATCCTCAATGAGCACAGCTGGCAGCTGCGCGGCTACATGGCGCTCGCCGATGAGATCGGCAGCGAGTTGATTTTTGATGAGCTGATCGAGCGCATGCGCGCTGCCGTGCGCTACGACCAGGCCCTGGGCCTGCCCGGCCTGCTGGGCCAGATCGAACAGCAGCGCGGCATGCAGGTGGCCGATGCTGGGCCGGTGCGGTTTTGCGGCGCGCTGTGCCACAGCGCCGTGCTGCAGCTGAGCACCCGCACCCTGGCACCCAGCCGCCCGCAGCGTTGACCCACCGAAAAGTGAGAGCAAACCATGAGCAACAGCAAACGAACCACAAGCCGGCGCGCTGCGCCATCGCCAGCGGCCGCGCCGGCGCTGCAACCCGTGCGCCTGGCGCGGTCCCATGTGCACCAGGGCCAGGGCTACGACGCCGGCGACGTGCTGCACGTGCACCCGGCCGTGGCGCAATGGATGCGCCAGCAAAGCGGCCTGCTCGATGGCGGCGATGCGCCCGCAGCCTGAACCACACAGCCATTTGACATTGGAGGATTGACCCATGGCAGCCAGTGAAATCATCAGCAAAACCTATGCGCCAGCGGCGCTGCTCGGGCAGGTTTATGCCCGCGTCTACGGCAGCAGCGCGCTGCCGCTGGAAATCGGCAACGTGCTCCAGCTGGAGTTGTCGCAAACGGAAGACGTCAAAAAACAACCTGACCTCAGTCGGCGCGGCGGCGGCACGCATGCGGAAATCCGCCGCGTCACCGAGGTCAACATCAAGATGACGTTGGCAGACCTGAACGTGGCCAACATTGCCCGCGCCGTGCAGGGCAGCATCAGCAGCCAGGATGCGGGCACCAGCGCCGAAGAAACGTTTGCCGCCACGCTCGGCGGCCTGTATCGCACCCAGCACCTGCAGCCCAGCAATGTGACACTGCAAAAAATCACCAACACGCCGGGCACGGCCAGCGTCAGCGACGAAAAACACGAAAACGTCAACCAGGGCCAGGCAATCACTTTCGCGCACGCCACGCCCTCGGCCGTGGTGGTGCGCGTGGGCAGCGATGCCGGCTCGGCCCAGCAGGTGGAGCAGTCGGGCAACTACAGCGTGACTGGCACCGGCATCAGCATCGAGGCCAGCGCGCCAGGCATCCAGAGCGGCTCGACCATTTGGGTCAGCTACACCTACCCCACAGCCACCACGGCCACCACCATTGCGGCGGCGGGCAATTACGAGGTGCGCCCTGCCGGTATTTACCTGCTGCCAGGCGCGGCCAATCTGGCCGCAGGCGATCAGCTGCGCGTCACCTACGACTGGGCCGATTACGCTGTGATCGAGGCCCTGACCACCGGCCCGGTCGAGTTGGAGTTGATTTTCGAGGGGCTCAACGAGGCCGATTCGGGCAAGCCGGTGTTGGTCGAAATCCACCGCGCCAGCCAGGGCGTGGCCAATGCCATTGCCCTGCTGCAGGACAATGGATTTGCCAATCTGGAAGTGGGCGGCGCCTGTCTGCGCGACCCGCGCAAGAGCGGCAGCGGCGTGAGCCAGTTTTACCGCGTGCTCAAGGGCTGAGGCAGAGGCCGATGCCCTTGAAACAACGGGCGGTTTTGCGCTAGCATTGCCGCCATCGCTGGCCGCCGCGCCAGCCGCCATACCGCCCAGGCCAGCACCCGCTGGCCTTATTTTTTGCCCGCCAAAACGCGACAGTGCAGCCTGGATAGACAACAGGCGGGCAGCATGGCAGACGGCAGCACCAAACGGGTAGGCGTAGAGATTGGCGTAGAGGTCAAGGGCCAGCAGGCCGTGCCCAAGCTGGCCGATGAGCTGCAGGAGCTGGCCAAGCAAGGGAGTGAAGCGGCCCCCGAATTGGAGCGCTTGGCCGAAGAGCTAGAGAATCTCGCGCAGCAAAAGGGGGCGATTGAGCAATTCGTCGGTCTGAAAGCCAAGACCGGCGAATACGCCCAGGCGGCCGAGCAGGCCCAGCAGGCCACCAAGGCAGCGGCGCTGGCCATGAAAGAAAAGCAGGCAGCGCTGGCCGAGGCCCAGAAGGCCGAGCAGGCCTTGGCGGAGCAGGTGCAGCAATCGCGCACCGAGCAGGAGCGGCTGCAGACCTCGATCAAAGAGGCGGTGCAGGCGCTGGAGAAGCTCGGCGCGCAAAGCCGAGCGGCTGGGCAGCGCGCGCGCGAGCATGGCCAGGGCCTGCGCGAGGCCGGTGAGCAGCTGGAGAGGCTGCAGGCCGAGCAGCTCAAATCCGAGGGCCGCATGAGCAAGCTCAAGGAGCGGCACGAGGGCTTGGCCAAGACCATTGCCGCCACGGCGCAGCGTCTCGATGATCTGCAGCAAAAAGAACTCAAGACAGGCCAGAGCGCGAAAAAGCACGCCCAGGCCATAGTGGCGCTGCAGCTGCGGCTGGAAAAACTTGGCGCCAGCTATAGCGCCACTGGGCAGAAGATCGACCGGCTCAGCCAGCGCCAGAGCGAGCTGGCCGAGGCCATCCCCGAGACCAGGAATCGCCTGGCCGAGCTGGGGGCGCAATCAGAGCAGGCCGGCCAGAATGCCAGCCAGTACGGCCAGCAGCTCGCAAAGCTGCGCGAACAGTTGGCCAGGTTGCGCGAATCCGCTGACCAAGCCGCGGCGGACACGCACGCGCTCTCTGCCGCCCAGCGCGAGGCGGCTGCCAGCGCGCGCAGCCTGCAGGCGCAGGCCAAAGAGGCCGAGCATGGGTTTAACCGCCAGCGCAGGAGCGCGCAGCAGGCCGGCGCTGCCTATGACGAGTCCCGCATCGAGCTGCAGCGCCTGCGCGATGCCATGGCGCAAGCGGGGGTGTCCAGCGCCGATCTGGCGGCGTCGCAGCTGCGCGTGCGCACGGAGATGGCGCAAACCCAGGCGCGCGCCCGCGAGCTGGTCGCCCGCCACAAGGAGCTGGCCGAAAAAATGACGCTGGCCCAGCGCGCTGCCGCTGGCCTGCGCCAGGGCCTGGCGCAGATTGCCGCGGGCAATGTGATTGCCAATGCCGTGGGCCGTATCGTGAGCGCGGTCTCTGGCCTGGGGAGCAGCTTTTTGCGCGCCAACGTGCAGCACGAGCAGTTCGTGCGCGCGCTCAATGCCATCTACAAAGATGCTTCCGTCGCCGCTGGCCAGCTGCAATTTTTGCGCCGCGCCGCAGGTGAGGCCGGGGTGGCCGTCGAAGGCATCAGCGAGGCATTCATTAAATATTCGGCCTCGATGCACAGCGCCAATGTGCCCATCGAGCAGGCCAATGAGTTGTTTGCCGCATTGACCAGGGCCGCGGGCACGCTGGGCCTGTCCGGGGATAAGGTGGCCCACATGCTCGAAGCCCTGGGGCAGATGGCCGGCAAGGGCGTGGTCTCGATGGAGGAGCTGCGCCAGCAGCTGGGCGATTCGCTGCCCGGTGCGTTCTCGCTGGTGGCCAAGGGCCTGGGCGTGACCGAGGCCGAGCTGATCCGGCTGGTCGAGTCGGGCAATCTGGCCGCGCGCGATCTGTTTCCGGCGCTGACGCTGGCGCTGCAGGATTTGCATGGCCAGACCGATGGCATGGGCGCCACCTGGGCGCGGTTTCACAGTGCGCTGACCGTGGCCATGCAGGGCATTGGCCAGTCCGGTGTGGTGGCGCTGTTGACAACTGCGCTCAAGGGCCTGGGGCTGGTGGTGGGCGCGGTCACCGTGGCGCTGCATGGTTTTGCCGAGGCCGCCTTCCTGGTTTGGGATTTCCTGGCGCGTGGCGTTAAGTCAGTCGTCACGCTGTCCAACCAATTCAAGGGCTTTGGCGAACAGGTCGCCGCCGCTGGTGAGCGCATCGGCCAAACCACCGATGCCTTTGCCGCCCTGGTGGCGCAGACCGAGCGCGCCGAGAAAACCCAGGCCAAACTGACGGCCAGCATCAGGGAGCAGTTGCAGGCGCAAGAAGACCTTTCGGCTGGCCAGAGAGCAGCGCGGCTGGTGCAAGAGCAGCTGGCCGTCTCGGCCGAGAAAACCAGAAACAACTATGTGGCCGTGACGGCTGCACTGGCCGAGCTGACCCAGCGCCAGCAGGAGCGCAGCAAGCTGGCGGCCAAGCAAATCGGCATTGCCAAGGATGAGGCCCAAATCCTGATCAAGAAGGCCAAGCTGCTGGAGGATGAATACCAGCTGCTGGAGGCCAGCCAAAAAGGAGCCGAGCTGGTGGCCGAGGCCACGCAGGCCGCGCTGGAGAGCAAGCGGCAGGAGCTGGCCATCCTGGAGCAGGAATTGGTGGCGCACAAGCTGCGCGCCCAGGCCTCAGACATGACTGAGGCGCAAATCCAGCAGGAGCGCCAGGCCATCGAGGGCAAGATCGCTGCCTCGCGCACGGAAGTGGAGCAAATGCTCGCACAGCGCGAGCAGGCCCAGCAAGAGCTGGCTGTGCGCCGCGCAGCCGTGCAGGTGTACGGCGAGCAGGCCAAGTCGGTGCAGCAATACCGCGAGGAGGCCGATCAAGCAGCCAAGGCCGTGCAAGAGCTGCTGTCCATGCAAAAGGATGGTATCGATGTGGCTGATCGGCTCTCCAAGGCCCAGGCTGAGCTGACCTATGCCACCGAAGCGCTGCGCCTGGCCAAGCAAAAAGAGCGTGAGGGCATCGAGCTGGAGAACCGGGGAAAAATCCAGGCCCTGCAAATCAACCGCGACGGGCTGCGCCTGCAGGCCGATGTGCTGCGCGCCAAGGCCGACACCGCCAAGGCCAATGGCGACGAGGCTCTCTCGGAGATGTACCTGGCGCAGGAAAAGAAAAAACGCATTGCCATCATGCGCCTGGAAATCCAAATCCAGGAGCTGACCATCAAGGGCAAACTGGCTGAAATCGAGCTGCAGATCAAGGAGCTGGAAAACGACAAGAAGCTGAACAAGCAAAAGCTCAAAAAGCTGGAGTTGGAAAAGCAGCTGCACCTGGCCGGGCTGAAGCAGCTCAATCAGCAAAAAGAGTTGGTCAACCTGGCAGAAAAGCAGGCCGATGGACAGGATAAGTTGGGCAAAAAGCTCAAAGAGACCGGCGATGCGGGGCAGGAGGCGGGCGAGAAAATCAGCGCAGCCGCCAAAACCATCCAGAGCTCCTGGCTCTCAGCGGCCACCGCCGCCAGCAAGCATGCCCAGGAAGCAGCCAAGCACGCCCACGCCCTGGCCGGCGAAATGGAGGTGCCAGGCCGGGTGCTGATGTCCTGGAGCCAGCTCGACCAGTTGCAGGCCGAGCACCTGGCCAAACTCAAACGCCTGGCCGACGAATACGTGCAGAGCATGACGCGGCTGGACGATATGGAGGCCAAGCTGACGCGCAGCAGCAGCGGCCGCGCGCGGGCCCTGGCCGATCTGGAGCTGCGCCTGCTTGAGCTGAGCGGCAATCAAGAGGCCATCGCCCGCGCCAAGCAGCAGCGCGACCTGGCCGAGCTGGAGACCGAGCGCGCCAAGCTGGACATCGAGCTGCAGCGCGCGCAGATCCGTGGCGATGACGGCAAGCTGCAGGAAATCCAGCAGGAGCTGGCTCTGCTTGACGCCTACACCAAAAAGCTCAAAGAGGTGCACGCGGCCGAAGACAAGCAGCGCCGCGAGGCTGCGCGCGCCGAGCGTGAGCAGCGCCAACAGCAAGAGCGTGAACGCGCCGAGCGCGAGCGCAGCCAGGCTGCTGCCGCGCCCAGCCCAGCGGCGCAAAGCGATGCGGTGGTGCGCACGCACCGCATCGAGCTGCAGGGCCGCCGCTACGACGTGCCCACCACGCCCCAGGGCGGGCAGGCCATTGACGATTTGCTGCGTGCTATCGCGCGCGCCAAGGGGGCCTCGGCATGAGCAGCATCACATTGACCAACAACGGCGTGACGCTGCAGCTCTACGAGGGGCTGCAGTGGGTGGATGAGTTTGCCTGGTCGCCCGTGGCCATGACGGCCGAGTACAGCACCGACGGCAGTCTGCTGATCGACCAGGCCACGCGCCTGGCCGGTCGCCCCATCACGCTGGAGACGCCCAGCGGCGCCGATTGGGCCACCACGCGCGAGCAGGTGCAGCTGCTGCATGCCTGGGCCAGCCGCTTGGCAGAGCCGCTGCAGCTTCGGTTGCGCGGCCAGGTCTACACCGTGGTGTTCGATCACACGCGCGGGGCGGCGTTCGAGGCCGCGCTGGCTGGCGCCCTGGCCGATGCAGAGATCAATGCCCAGGTCGAGTACCGCATCACGTTGCGATTTCTTGAGGTTTAAACATGCCCATCACCACCAACGACATCAAACTGCGGCCATCCAAGGTGATGGCCGACGTGCCCGAAGGCGGCGGCGGCCCTGCCGCTGGCGAGCTCGAATCGGGCGTGAGCAACAACATCTTCCCCGACATCACCGAGGTCGCCCGCGTGGGCGGGCAGCTGGCGCATCGGCAGATTCACATGGCGCTGACCAATGCGGATCGCGACGTGGCGATGGGTTGCAATGCCATTGTTTCCAAGCCGCCCACGGATCCGCGCGTGTCCATCCTGCTGATGGCTACCGAGGGCGATTTCGCTACGCGCGCGCAGGACATGGCCAAGTTGCAGGCCGGCTTTATCGCCTCGGGCATCTATCCCGGACAACTCTTTGGCAATCACGTCAGCGGCCAGCAGGTGCTGCTCGTGCAGCAGCGAGAGGAGGAGCCGCCGCCGACCATTGGCAGCAAGTTGGCGCTGGTGTACCGCGAGGGTGCGCCCGATGAGTTCATCCAGTACGTGAGCGTGCAGCGCGTGCTCAGCGACGTGGTGCGGGTGTTCGTGGACAACCACCAGAACGCCGGCGGCGAATACAAGCGGCGCATCCTCACGCTGGAGCTGGGCCAGGCGCTGCAGCGGGATTTTCCCGGTTTTGACGCGCGCCGCACGTCCATCCCTGAATCGGAGATCAACCAGCGCACCAAAATCCGCACCACGGTCTGGGCCCCGGCCGGGCGCTACTACGGCGTCAAGCCTTTGACGGCCCAGGCAGCGCTGGGGGCTTTTGTCGTGCAGGCCGCTGGCATTTATGAGCGGCTGGTGCCCTCCAGCGAGGCCGAGAGCCCGATTGCCGATGCGCGCGTGAGTGCGCACAGCGCGGCCATGGTGCAGTCGGGCAACCTGCTGACCTACACCACGCATGCGGCGTTCAATCTGGCTACCAATCTGTTCATCGGCGGCGGCGTGCTGCCGGGCTCGCTGGCGCTGCTGCGCGGCGGGCAGTTGCTCACCGATGCGGGCGGCCGCCTGCTGCTGGGCGGCCAGGAACTGGGCCGCATCGACTACGCCAGCGGCCTGTGCACGCTGCTGGCCGAGGGGTTTCCCTCTGGCGGGCCGCTGCAGATCACCTATGCGCCGGCCGTGCAGCTGCCGCAGGATGTGGCCAGCACGGGCATTGCCGTGACCGCCGAGTCGCGCCGGCTCAATTACGTGATGACGCTGCCGTTTGCGGTGGCGCGCGGCAGCGTGCGGGTGCACTACCGGGCCATGGAGCGCTGGTACGTGCTGGTCGATGACGGCAGCGGCGCACTGGGCGATGGCGATGCCAGCCACGGCGCGGGCAGCTACAACCACGGCACGCGCACCCTGGCCGTGACGCTGGGCGCGCTGCCGGACGTGGGCAGCGCGGTGATTGTCCAGTACGTGCGCGATGCGGCGCTGGAGGATGAGGGCAACCACGTCGATCTGCTCTACCCGCGCCTGTGCATCCCGCTCAACAGCGATGGGCAGATCAGCACCGAGCCGGGCAGCAAGCCCTTCACTCCGGGCCAGGTGCTGATCGAGTGGAGCGTGCCCGGCAGCAGCGGCCTGGTGCAGCGCAGCGCCAGCGACGACGGCAGCGGCGCCATCACCGGCGATGCCACGGGCACGGTGGACTATCAGGCTGGGCGCCTGGTGCTGATGCCCGAGGAGCTGCCGCCCATGGGCACGGTGATCACCGTCAAATCGGTGCTGCACCAGCGCCAGCCGCAAACGGCCAGCTGGGCCGGCTCGGGCGGGCAGTGGAGCATTGCGCTGTCTCCCAATATCCAGCCGGGCACGCTGCGGTTTCCGTTGTCGGTCACGCTCAGCGGCAGCACCCATGCCGATGGCTGGGCGCAGCGCGTGGCCTCGCGCACCGTCAGCGGCTATGTGGTGGGCTGGGCCAGCGGGCAGTTGGTGTTCCACGGGGTGGTGGTGGGCAGCATCAACCACAGCGCCGGCACGGCCGAGATCAACATCACCCAGGGCGTGGCCAATCAGCTGGCGCGCACCGTGGGGTTTGAGCTCACGCGCGTGGGCGAGGTGCAGATTTCTTGAGGAGATTTTGATGGGCATTGGCATCCATTTCACGCCCAGGCCGCGCGGCGGCGCGCCGCGCACTGTCCTGCCGTTCAAGCCCGCTTGGGGCGGCCCGCTGGTCGTGCCGCCGCCCAGCGCCGACCCGGCCCCGCCGCAGCAGCCCCAGCCGGTGCAGCCAGTGGCCGAGCCCGCGCCGCAGTGGCAGTGGCGCGCGCCCGAGGTGGGCCAGCCTGGGCAGGTGGAGCTCACGCCCGCGGCCAGCGCGGCCTCTGAGCAAACCACGGTCAGCGTCACGCTCGATCGCCTGGCGCTGCTGCCGCGCTACGTGGCCCCTGGGCGGCTGGTGCGCGCGGTGACGTTTGTGCAGGGCGGCCGCCGCTACGTGGCCACGCCCTCGGGCGAGTTGCGCACGGCCATCGACCCGGCCAGCGGCAACGGCCAGCCCGTGGGCCAGGTGGAGATCGGCACGGGCCAGGTCTGGCTGCACCACTGGGATGCGGGCAGCAACCAGCAGCTGAGCTACTGGAGCGCGCTGCAGGCGCGGCCCCTGTCCGGCCCCGATGAGATGCCGGCCGAGGCGATGGTGATTTTTAGGACGGCGGCCGCGCCGCTGCGGCCCAGCTCGCTGCAGATCGTGGCCACCATGCAGGACGGCACGCCCGTGAGCATCACCGCCGACGCCGACGGCCGCATCATCCACGACCGGGTGCTGGGCACCATCGACTACCAGAGCGGCGTGGGCACGCTGGTTTTCAGATCGCCCACACCCACCGGCTATGGCGAGCTGGATTTGTCGCACTGGCAGTTTCCGGGCGTTGCCACGGTGCATGTGGATGCCGTGCTCTCCAGCGCGCTGCGCTACAACGCCGTGGCTTATGAGGCCATCCCGGTCGATCCGGCTGTGATCGGGGTGGACCCGGTGCGCCTGCCCAGCGATGGGCGGGTGCCTATTTTCAATCGAGGCGATTACGTGGTGGTGCACAACACCCAGGCCCTGGCGCCGCGCACGCTGGCCGATCAGGAGGTGGTGGACGTGGGCCGCACGCGGCTCTCGCGCATTCTGATCACCGGGGCGGACGGCAAGGCGATCACGGCAGGCTGGCAGCACGACTTGGACGCGGGCACGCTCACCGCGCTGGACACGGCCAGCTGGCAGCAGCCGGTGACCATCGAGCACACCATCGAGCACATGGCCCGCGTTCGCGAGGTGGACGTGGGTGGCGCCATCACGCTGACGCTGCCGCTGCCGCACGACTACCCCATCGATGGCAGTTACGTGAGCAGCGCGCTGATGCTGGGGGACCGGTTCGCGCGCGTCTCGCACCTGTGGGATCAGCAGACTTGGACGGACACGGCCTGGGCCGATCACCTGATGGGCAACCCGGCCACCGGCAACTACAACGACACGGCTGCGCCTGTCGAGGTGGACAACCGCGGCTGCATCACCGAGCGCTGGGCGCTGCATTTCACGAGCAGCACGCATTTCCGGGTCGTGGGCGAGCATGTGGGCGTGGTGGGCACGGGCAACATCAATGAGGACTGCGCGCCCGTCAACCCGATCACCAGCACGCCGTATTTCACGTTGCGGGCGCTGGGCTGGGGCATTGGCTGGGTCGCGGGAAATGTGCTGCGCATCAACACCGTGGGCGCTGGCGCAGGCCTGGCCTGCATCCGCGCCGTGCAGCCGGGGCCGGCCAGCGCCATTGATCACCGCTTTGCGCTGCTGTTGCGGGTCGATGTGGATCGGCCTGGGGATTGATCGAGGAGGTGTGTTGTGGAGCTGTTTAATTATTTCCTCTCCGACCTGCCAGGCGCGCCGCAACTGCAGCGCCAGCCGGGCAGCCTGATCGAGGTGCTCGATGCCGCACTGGTCACCGGCCTGGGGCTGACTGTGGTCAACCAGATCAGCGCTGCCGCTGGCGTGGTGACGATCAAGGTCACGGGCGCGCCCGTGGCCCTGCCGCAGGGCCTGATCGAGCTGGCCGGCGTGGGCGGCGCGCTGGCTGGGCTCAATGGGGTGCACCGCGTGCAAGAGGTGGGCGCCGACACCATCACCATCCACGCCACCGTGGCCGATGCGCAAAGCACGGCCGCCGGCATGACGGTGCGCATCCCGCCGCTGGGCTGGCGCAAAAAATTTGCCGATGGCGCGCTGGCGGTGTACGACAGCGAGCATCCTCAGTGGTTTGGGCACTGCCTGCAGGTGGATACCAGCCAGGCGACATCGGGCGTGCCTGCCAAATGGCGCGGTTATCACAGCATGAGCGATGCCCACACCGGTGATAGGCCGTTCCCTGCGTTTGGTCAGGCTGATGAGCTGCGTCTACCGTTGGTTCTCAGCGGCGGGGTGTCACGCTGGTGTGTTTGGGGTGACGGCGTGTTTTTTGCAATCGGTATCCAGACCTATCAGGGTGCCCCCCGAGGTAATTTGAGCTGGTCTTATTTTGGGAGGCTGGACGCTGTCACGGCAGGTGATTCGGCGTGCGCGCTGCGGACTGGGGGGGCTCAAGGCGCGATGGCCTATAGCAAAGATTTTTGGTGGTTGGTGATGTCCGATGGTTTTGTGGGTCACGACACCCCATCGCTTGGCAGCCCGCGCGCCGGATTCATGGATGCGGGAGGGGTTTCTGGTGCGAAGTCGTGGCTGGGGATCGCCGGAGAGGATGTGCCATCTGGTTTGGTCATGGATGTCCCTCTCGGGGTGGTGAGCCCGCACACATTGAGCTGGAGTGGTGGATCAGTCGGTAGCTCAAACACGTGGGTTTTCAGGGGGGTGCTGCCTGGTGTGCGCTACATCCCACACATCATTGACCGTGGCCGTGGTGTTGTCCCTCGCTTTTTATTTGAGCCGTTCCAGGTGGTGCGAAGCGCAGGACGAGCGCTATTGTTCCTGCCTCAAAATGGCAACTCCAGTCACGTCGACTCTGGCAGCTCGTATTACGGTTTTTTTGTGGACATCACAGGCTGGAGGGCTGGCCTGTGAGCATCACCATCCGAGCCGCGCGCATCGGGCATTTGCGCATGCTCCATAACCGCATCCTCACTGGCCAGATCAGCGCCACCGTGCGCGAGCGCGACCCGGCCTCGGGCACGGTGCAGCCGCGCGTGGCGCGCGTGGATGCCACCGACCCTGTCAGCGGGCGCATCGTGGGCTGGGCCTGGAGCGATGCGCGCACCGGGGCCTATCGCATCACCGGCCTGCAGGCAGGCTACGCCTACAGCCTGATGGCCCGCCACCCGGCCGGCGCATTCGCGCCCGCTGCGGCCGATCAGGTCATTGCCCAGGAGGCCCCATGAGCTGGACGCCCGCACCCGAGACCATTGCCGCGCGCTCACAAGCGCTGATCGACCGCGCCGACGCCGGCAGCGGCCACAGCACCATCGAGATTTACGACGCCAGCAGCCCCGCGCCCGTGCGCCTGTGCGTGCTGGTGCTGGACAAGCCTTGTGGCCAGGTCATCAATAACCTGGTGCGGCTCAAGCAAAAAGAGGCGGCAGGGGATTTTGTGGATTTCGACGGCCAGCCCGCCACCTGCAAATGGCTGGACGGCAATGGCCACCTGGTGGCCACCGGCACCGTCAGCGGGCCTGATGGCGATGGCGATCTGCGCATGCGCAACCGCCTGGGCACTGCGCAGATGTGGGCCGGCGGCCGCGCCGTGCTCGATACCGAGCACCTGATTGGCTGATGGGGTGGCTGTGGATGCCCAGTTGCTGTTTAACCAGCCAGCGCAGCAGGACGGCCATTTGCTGTTCGGCGCCGTGGGCGGCCCGCCGCCCGTGGCTGGCGACGACGTGCGCGCCACGCCTGCGGGCCAGTTCCCGGCCCTGGGCGGGCATGTGGGCGTGGCCCAGCCCGAGCGCCACCAGGCCAGGCCGGAGGGCAGTTTCCCAGGTATCGGCGGCCAGGTGGGCGCAGCCTTTATCGAGGTGCTGCGCGCCCAGCCTGCCGGCGGTTTTCCGCCCCTGGCTGGGCACATCGGCGCAGCCTATCGCAGTGGCGTGGCGCGCCCGCTGGTGCGCTCTGCCGCCAGCGACGCCCAGCCAGCCCAGCCCCTGCGCCAGCCGCTGGCCAGCCAATTCACCCGCGCGCAGGCCAGTGGCCAGCGCAACACCAGCCGCGCCCAGCAGGCCCGGCCCCTGCCCCTGCCCGCCTGGGCCGGCGCATGGGCCAGCACCCAGCGCGCAGGAGCGGCTACTGAAGGCCGGATGCAGGATGCCCAGAGCCTGCAATGGGGCGGGCAATACCGCTGGCAACAGGCCCAGGCCCTGCACCTGCAGCGCAGCAGCCGCGCCCAGCAAGCCCAGCCAGCGCGCCAGCAGTGGCGCTGGGCCTTTGAGACAGCCGTCCTGCTGCGCGCCCTGCTGGCTGGCCGCGCCCAGCAGGCGCTGCCGCTGGCCCTGGCCCACGCCGATGGCGCGCGCCTGGCCCTGCTGCTGCGCTCGCCCCCATGGGCCGGCCGCTGGCAACTGGCCATGCCCGCCCCGCCCGCGCTGCGCCGCCCAGATGACGGCAGCGCCCAGCCGCAGCCCCAGAGCTGCTACACGCCAAGCGCGCAGCTGGTGTTTTGCCGCCAGCCAGGCGGCGCGGATTTGTTGTTTGAGTGTGGGACATGCAGCAATGGGCCGTCGCCAGAGACTGTGGTCGTCCCCGTTCGGAGGGTTTACATCGTGCACAACAGCATCACATTGACCCGCATCGAGGGCGGGGTCGAGCTGCATCCGCTGACGTTCGAGGCCTCGCTGGATGTGGATTCGTGGACGTGGTCGTGGTCAGCCACACTGCATCATTCCATGGGCCAGCACCTGGGCCGCCAGGCCGATGGCGAGGCGCCCATCGTCGAGGCTGTCATCAATGGTCAGGCGCTGCGCCTGCGCATCGAGAGCCGGGGGCTGGATGAGCGATTCAATCCATCGCGCTGGCGCGTCAGTGGTCGTGGCGTCAACGCCATCCTGGCGGCCCCGCACGCGCCAGTCATGGCGTTTGCGTTCCCCGACCAGCTCAGCGCGCAGCAGATCGCCCAGCAGGTGCTCGCGCTCAACGGCGTGCCCATTGGCTGGGACATCGACTGGCAGCTGCCCGATTGGCAGGTGCCTGGCGGGAGCTGGGTCTACGGTGGCAGCTACATGGATGCCATCAATGAGCTGGCCCGTGCCGTGGGCGGCTATGTGCAGCCCCATGCCACGCAGCCGCAGCTGCGGCTGCTGCCGCGCTACCCGACGCGGCCCTGGCAATGGGATGGCGTTGTGCCTGACTATGAGCTGCCCGCCGGCATGGCCGAGCTGCGGGCAACGGAATTCATCGAACGCCCGCACTACAACCGCATTTGGGTTGGGGGCGAGGTCGCAGGCGTGAGTGGGTTCATTACACGCGGCGGCTCAGCGGGCGATCAGGTCGCGCCGCAGGCCCTGCACCCGCTGATCACCGATGCCCAGGCCCAGCTGGCGCGCGGCATCGCAGAGCTCTCCAACACCGGCGCGCAAGAGCACGTCACGCTCAGCCTGCAGGTGCTGCCGCAGACCGGCCTGATTCTGCCTGGCAAGTTCGTGCGCCACACATTCGCAAACCGGCAGGTGTTCGGGATTGTGCGTCGCACCAGCATCCACTACGACGCGCCCAAGCTGCGCCAGAGCATCACGCTGGAGACGCATCCCAATGTTTAACCTGTACCAGGTTTTCCAGAGCCTGCAGACGCCACGCACGCTGCAGGCCGGCACCGTCACCCACATGGAGGGCGACGTGGCCACCATCGAGCTGCCAGGCGGCGGCACCATCCGCGCGCGCGGCCAGGCGCTTGTCGGCGATCTCGTATTCGTTCGCGATGGCCTGATCGAGGGCAAGGCGGCGGCGCTAACCCGCATTGACCAGGAGGTGTAGGAGCAAAAAAAGAGCGGGCGACTGATTCTGGTGCTGACACACCAGAACCAGCCCCTGACCGCTGATGTGAGCAGCAAATCAAGCCAAGGCCCGCCCACCTGTCGACAGGCGGCGCCAAGGCTATCAGAAATGTTTAAACATTTGGATTTGCTATGCAAGAAATTCGTTGCGGCCAGTGCCGCAGAAAGCTCGGTGAGGGCTACTACGTCTGCCTGGCCATCAAGTGCCAGCGATGCAAGACACTCAACCATTTGAGGGCATCGACCCCAGTATCGCACGCCTGCGAGCGTCCAACCATCCCAAGAAAGGACGCATATGGCGACGTTAAAAAATCCATCCACAACTCCTGATGCCGAGCGCGTTGCGCGCTCTGTGTTGCGGTATTTCGGTGGCAAGTGGGCGATTGCCCCCTGGGTGATTGACCACCTGCCGGCGCATCGCATTTACGTGGAGCCATTCGGGGGCGCGGCCAGCGTGCTGCTGCGCAAGCCCAGATCGCGCATTGAGGTCTACAACGACCTCGATGAGGAGATCGTTGGGCTGTTCAGGGTGCTGCAAGACCCTCGGCAATGCCAGCGCCTCATACGCCTGCTGCGGCGCACGCCGTATTCGCGTTGCGAGTTCGAGCGCTCGTTTGTGGCCAGCGACGACCCGCTGATCCGCGCCCAGCGCGCCATCGTGCGGGCCTATCAGGCGTTCCATCACGAGGCCCTGTTCAACCCGCGCAAGACCACGTTTGCCGATGCGCGCCACCGCAGCGGCAATCACTGCAAGGCGCACGAGTGGGCCAGCTACCCGCGCCACCTGGTGCAGGTCTGCCGCAGACTGCAGGGCGTGGTCATCGAGCGGCGCGATGCGCTGGAGGTGATCCGGGCGCAAGACACGATGGAGACGCTGTTCTTCGTTGATCCACCATACCTGCCCAGCACGCGCAGCAAGGCCGGCTACCGGCACGAGATGAGTCAAGATCAGCACGTGCAGCTGCTCGAGCGCCTGCGCACCATCCAGGGCCGGGCTGTGGTGGCGGGCTATCCCAGTGAGCTCTATGACGACCTGCTCAGCGGCTGGCAGCGCGTGCAGCGCCCGCACCGCGCCGCCGGCAGCGCCAGAGCGCGCATAGAGGTGCTGTGGATCAGCCCAGTCAAGCGGTAATGGCCAGTGTCCGACACACCTGTCGGACACCTCCAAAAGCGCTTGGATTCGTGGCCGCACAGAGCGGTAATCACGGCATCGCAACCAACCCCAGGAAGAACCATGCAAACTGCCGACCTCGAGCAAAGCCTGCTGCAATACCTGCGCGGCTACCTGCGCCGCACCCACAGCGCCCAGCCTATTAAACAACGCGCCGACTGGCAAGCGCTGGCCCAAGCCGAGCTCGACCGCCGCGCCGCAGCCGTGCTCAGCGCACTGCCAGACGCCGAGCTGGCCCTGGTCGCCACCGGCCAGGTCGATCTGCAGCAACTGGCCCGGCAAGCCGCCACAGACTGACGCGCGGTAGGCGCCAAAAACAAACCGGCCCAAGTGGCCGGTTTTGTTCGTCGTGGCTGCGCCGGACTTGTTACAAACACGCGCAATAGCCCGCGTCAAAAAGCGCAATACCGACTGTCAAAAAGCGCAATACCGCGCGGCGCGCCATTTTTCCATGGTGGTGTCCTGTCGTTGGATGTTCTGATGTTGCAGCGTCGCTCATGCTAGAGCGTGTTCGCGCCATATGCGCCCTTTGCATGGGCCGCCAAAAGCCTTTTTTCTCTGGGGTGAATGGCAAAGATTGCTAATGCGAAAAATTCGTATTTATAATCGCCTCCGCTTTCGTTTTTCATCCACCAGCCAGCCAAAAGGCCAAGCCATGATCGTGTGTGTCTGCCGCCGAGTGTCCGACCGTGAGATTGCACGCCACGCCCACGCCGGCATGGATTTTGACGACATTCAGTTCGAGCTGGGCGTTGCCACCCAGTGCGGCAATTGCGAATGCATGGCCCGCAGCCTGGTGCAGCAGTGCCACGCCAGCCGCCCCATGGCGGCCATCGATCATGCAGCCTGCGCCCAACAGCCCGCGCCCCATTCCGGAGGATCCTTGGTATGGAGCTCATCGCCGCGCTCGCAGGCAGCCTGATGCTTGTTCTGGGTTCTATCTGGTGGGTGCTGCACAAGTAAGCCGCCCGCCCACGGCCGCAGTGGCGGCACCGTTTCAACTCTCTCTTTTCTCTGTTCCGCCTGTTGCCAGGCAGTGCGCCCCTGGCATTGGCCTGGCGCTGCCTGTGGCCCGCAAGTGCCCGCGCCATGACTTCGCCCCTTCTGACCCCCGCCCCTTCAACAAGCCGTTATGCCTGGGTGGCCGGCGGCGTGCTGCTGCTGCACGTGGCCGCCCTGTGGGGTGTGCAGCGGGCCATGCACAACCCGCCCAAGAAAGACGATGTCAAGCCGGCGGTCATGATCTCGCAGCTCATCGTGGCCGCGCCGCCCGCGCCCGAGCCCGCGCCGCAGCCCCCAACGCCGCCCGCGCCTGTGCCGCCACCACCGGCCCCTGAGCCGCCGCCCCCTCCTCCGCCGCCGCCGGCGCCCAAGCCCCCGCCGCCC